TTTAAAATTTACATTTTCCTTTAAGGGTATAGTCCCGAAGGCAAAAACATTGCCAATCCCTGTTGCTGCTATTGAAAACTCGGCTATTGTCTGCCAACTCTCAATGGGCGTGGCCGATATTTGAAGGGTAATGAATGCCGTCGCTGAGGCCCCGATATACCCCGCTCCCGATGAAAACGGCACAAGCGATACCATTGGTATTCCGCTAAATGGAAACGTTGAGAAGTCTATGGATTGGTTTGTTATAGTGGCGTAACTTGTAGCTGTTCGAGAATAAAGCCCACTTGACCCCGATCGAGATATGTTAGGAGCAGCGAGACTGCCGCGTGTCAGCCCCCCCAAGCCAAAAGACGCTGTGTCGATACTGTCTTTGCTAAAGACTAAATTGCCGCCGACATCGTCTTTAATGAATAGCTGTGATGAGTCTTCTCCAATTTTAATCTTGTCTGTAAAAACGGTACCATCAACATATAGATTGTCAAATGGCTTGAGTGTTTTTGAGTCGTGCTCAGATGTGCCAATTACTCGCCATAACTCGCCGTCGCAGAACAGAACCCTAGATTCATTTTGCAAATTTAAACTGTCGGTTTCAGATTGATCTAGTTTTTCTGTTAAATGCCCGTCAATAGTTACATCGTTAAACTGGCTTGTTATTGTGTGCGTGCCGCCGCCCGATGCTGAGGTTATATCAACGGCGGTCCCGACGACTGCGCTCGCAGCACTTGATGCCAACTTAATATTTGATGAATCAACAAAAACTACATAATAATCAGTCGCTAAAGCCAGGCCTGCCGGAAGTTCCCCAGTTGTCGTTAATCGAATGCGCTGCAAGTTGTAAAATGGATGTGATGAAATGTTTAAGACATCAGTCCCAGCCGTCACATCCCCATCAGCAAAGTTGGATGTCTTTATTGCCGTATCATCAACTCTTTTAAAGGTTAGCTTTTTACCTGAATTAGTTGCTGCTGGCGGCAGCGTTGCTGTGACTGATTGCGATATACCATTAATAAGCACAATATCATTTGCGCTTGAAATCGTTGTGTCTTCACTAATTGTAATAGCTGATGTGTCTGATATTGCTCCTGCCGCAATTTTAGAAAAACCAACCGCACCATCAGCAATTTTACCCGCCGTAACCGAACCATCGACCAGCATCGCCGAGGTTACAGAGCCATCGTTAATAGATTTAATATCATCCTTTGACCAAATCTCAGAATCATCGGCATCGTGTAAAATAAACTTATAGCTATCGTCAGCCAACCAAACGTCAGCCTCACCGCGACTATCTAAAATCACTGGATTGGTATTTGCAACATCACCCGCCTTAGTTGTATAGGTCGCAAGCGGTGTTGTAGTACCGGCCTCATAGCTGTAAAGCTTGCCGCCAGCCAAGGGGTTGCCATTATCATCTAAAAACTGAATTTTTGGGTTAACTAAAAGTTGTGCCACTATTTAAGCTCCCTTTGAATTTTTTCAATTATGCTTTCCATGGCCCTAGAGCCTGGCTTTAAATCCGACGCTGCAATAAACATCTTATTTAGTTTCTTATTGCCTAGAACTTTTGATTTATTTTGTTGTAAGTAGTTTTTTAAGGATTCGTCTTTTAAGTTTTCGACGGCTTTTTTGTAACCACGGTCTGCCCACTTTGCGCGGCCTTTTAATTTATTTTCTGCGACCATGGTTTTTCTCGGCCTACGGTCTTTTTTCTCATTAGAATCATCTTTTGCACTTCTGCGACCAGCGTTGCGCTGGTTCACAGTTTCGCCCGTTGCTGCGATAGCCGAGCCTAATGCACCAGCCCTTCGTGCCACATTCATGTTTTTAAAATCTTTTGCGCTTATTGGTGACTTAAATGTGCGGGCTTTTTTCTCTACAGTCTCGCCCAGCATTTCGTTAACGCCCTTTATGGCGCTGCGCTGGTTTAGCTTTCCTGATACCCGATTTTCAACCTCACCAATAGCGGTCCCAATGATGCCTTTTTGACTAACTTTTTGAGCTAAAGTGCCAGGCTCAAGCAAGGCCTTCAAGCTGGCGGCGGTGCCCGATGGGTTAACTTCATCTAAAAACCTTTTGCCGTAGTAACTGTAATCAGCTAACGCCCTTAGTCTTTCTGCGACCTCAGGGCTTACATTAGCGTCAATAAACGACTTATTTGTTTTAAGCCAACTCTTAAACGTGTGCGGCGCAAATCCCTTGGCTGAGTCCGTGGCCTTATCGACTCCGGTCTTTAAATAGGCCGCAGTCATTTCTTTCATTTTCTGAGGGCCTACGTATTCGCTGATAATATTTGTGTGATTGGGATTAGAAAATATCTTTTTAACAATTTTCTCAGGATTTGCGGCATACATAGCATCAAGGCTTGATATTTTACCGCCGATTATTTTTTCAACCGACTCACGACTGCGCTCATTGATTGCATATGACTTAAATACGCCTCGCACATCATCGCCCATGCCGTCAGCCATTTCCTCTAATTGGTCAAGCAAGACACTTCTAACTTTGTTTACTTCTCTTGAAGCGCCCGCATTTAACGGGTCAATGGCCTTCATTAGAGAGTCTCTAGTGCGTTGTATCTCCTGAAAAGTCATGCCGTCGTTTAGATCATCAATAACTCTGGCAATTTCACTATGCTCTTTATTTGAAAGCCCTGTGCGCGGCTTGTTTTTAGTTAATAAATATCGGCCTGTTTTTTCATGTCTCTTTAAGAGACTGCCGACCTTTGTTTTCTGCCCAAGCACTTCGATTAGGTCCGCTGAGGCTGATTGGTTAATTGCGGTTGATCGGTCCTGCATTTTTTTAAACATAGGCCCGAGGATTTTCTTCTCACCGTCGTATTTGTTTTTAACCGTGGAGATAAAATCATACCCCGAGTCTGTCAAGTTTTTTGGCTCAAAGCCCGCCAGCTCGTTTACTGTTTCGCCTATTTTACGCGCTGATTCGTCTACGATCTCTTTGTTATAGGCAGCGATTTGCTTTGCGTCTTTTGTTGGCAAGTTTTCAAATTGAAGCTTTAGGTCTTTCATGGCCTTTGGATTTTCCATCATGTCGTAATGGTATTTTAACGGCCTAGTTTCTATGTCCGGCACTATTTTCTCTATTTCTTGTAGTCTTCTTTTGCCCAGTAGCTCGCCCGTGCCTTTTTTGGGCTTCCAATTCTGCAATTCTTTTAAACTTTGCGGCGCTTTGTATTTAAACAATTGCCCGCTTTGTTCAACCGCTAAATCACCACCCTCAATTGTGGCTCTAGCTCCGGCCCTGCCTGCCGCCGCCACTGATGCTGATTGTGATGTCGATGCGTTTATGGTTTGCTTGCTGAACTTCTTTGCGAACTCATCTTTTGCTTTGTTGAACACTTTGCCTGCGACCGGTTTTAATGCCTTGTCAATTACAAGCGGCATCGCTGCGCCCGCTGCAAAGCCCACTGCACCGTCTTTTAAAACGCCGCCAGCCGTATCAGCCTCAGATATTCCCATGCCGTAAGCACCACTTTGTGCGCCAGCTAAGCCCATCTTAGTAGTCATAGCAGCGCCCCTGCCTGCGTTTAATGCTCCTGCTCCTGGTACAAATGCCGTAGCTACGCCGCCACCGATCTCACCGGCTAAATACGTCTTAGGGTTTGCTTGTTGTGCGGCTTGGTTTTTCGCCCGATCCTCACCCACATACTTTTCGTAAGGCAATCCCTCGGATCCGCCATTAATTACTCTGCCTAAATCATCGCGTTGTAATTCTGGGCCGCTTGGCTTACCGCTAACAAGCGAACCCATATCGTCAATAAATGCTTTACCAACGGCCAAAAACTCATCTGAAAACCCAGCCGTGCCGCCCTGTATAGCGCCGCGCACGCCGGATTCAAGCTTTGATATTTCTGCTTGAGGCTCAAAGCTCTGATTTGGGTCAAACTTCGGCTTGCCGTTATCGGCGACCTCAAAAGTCTGATTAGGATTGAATTTAGGTTTATCCATTATTCATACTCACCGGTTTGTGGGTTCAATGTGTACGTGTGCCCGCCTTGAACCACGGTCTGTGGTTTGTTTTGACTTGCCACATTACCTTGAGGCTGACTTAGCTGTGACTCAGGGGCGCGGTATTTAAACCCAGCCAATGAGCCGTTGTTGCTCTCGTAATACCTTGCTTGTGCGTCTTGTGTGCGAACATTGTCCTCAAGCTCTTTGATTTTTCCCATCAACCGCTTTGCATTGCTCTCGTTGTTTAAATCATCATTCCAATATTCTCGTGCCGCTGCCTCTCTCTCACCATCCGACAATTGACCGCCGAATAGTTCTTTTAAGGTTTTGTTGGCAAAGTTTCTGGCATCGTCGCGCCGCTCAATTGCAAGCCTTGACCTAAGCACATCAGGAATCGGGAATCGTGTGCCGCCAGCCTCACCAAATCCGGTATCATTACCAACATCTGTCGCTAAATTCTTAAGCTTCTCAATTGTGTTGATCGCATTGTTTCTGCCCGAGGCTGTGTATTTATTGTAAAGCTTTGCAAAATCCTTATCGACCGACTTTTGACCCTCGGATAATAACGGCGCGGTTTGTTTTTTTGTAAGCTCATCGCGCTTTATTCCAAGCCCCTGGCGTTTTAAATCCAGCTCTTGCTGTTTGAGGTTATTGTCTAGTTGTTGTTGGTATGTTTGAGTCTTTGCTCGGTAGGTATTTATAAGGTTATTATCCAACACATCCGGTAGTTCACCCTTGTCAAAAGTCCCATCTGCCTCACCCGCTAGTCTTGCGCGAGTATAGGTGTCTTGGTCCCGAATGCCGCTAAAGTGTTGAGCCGCTCTATCAATCTTATTTTTCGCATCCAACATTTTTTGTTGCTTCGCTTGCAAGGAATCAGCTTGCCCCTGCTTTACAAGTGCCGCAGACTCTTGCCCTAAACCATAACCGGCCATAGCGCCCGCAGCTTTTGCAGAATCAAAGCTAGTTGTGCCGTCCTCGTTTTGAGTGATGCCCTGCTTGTAAGCGTCTTGCATGTTTTTCTTTTGTTGTCTCTCATCAAGTCTTGCGCGTGTTTCTAGTCCGCGCTGAATGCCGCCCATGATGTCAGGTGCTCTTTGTTGAAGATAAATGGAATGATCTATACCGCCAGCCATTACGCAACTCCCTCGGCCATTGATGCGACCATGATTGGAATTAGTTTCTTAAAGTCCACAAGCTTTTCGCCCTTGTCGTTTTCAAACACCGCCATGCGCCCAAGTTTTGATTTCTCTAAATCCTGCGCCATAACCCCTGCGTGTTTGCCCGTGCCATACATGTCCTTTATGTATTCAAAGAAATACGGCTTTAAATGCTTCTTAAATTCAGCTATTTCATTTTTTGTAATGGCCTTTATGTTTTGTTTGAGGCGTGAGTCGGAAAAGCTTAGATCCTCCTCGCCGCCCATTGCCATAGCCGTGGCCTGCATTCCTTGACCAATTAAATTGTTCAACCCGTTGTTGGCTGAAATAATCCCAGCAGCCTCAGCGTTTCCAAGGCCTGTATGAATGCCCGCCATGTTGTTGCCCATGTTTTGATTCGCGCCCTGTAATTGATTGGCTGATTGTTGACCGACGCCCGCAATCCCCGCTAATTTATTAAATCTATTGTTTTGATCGTTGCCGAATCTGTTATAGGCGTTTTGATATTCGTTTGAGGCATAGCCCTGGTTATAGCGTGATAATTCTTTTGCAAAACCACCGCTATTTAGCCCGCCGCGTGCCGCTGCACTTCGCTCTAAGGCTTTATTGCCCTCGGCCAGTCTGAACTGATAACCATCGTCCTGTTTGAAATCATCTGCCCCAAAGGCCCTTGTTAGCCCAGACATTTCGCCCGTTAAACTAGACAACGCATCCCGACCGGCATCAAGCCACGGCATTTGATCCTCACGTGTTTGGTCATACATGCGCTCTTGTGACTCAATGGCCTTATCAGCACCTCGTTGTTGTGCCGCAAGTCCTGCCGCTGCTGAATCTTTACCAGTTAAATCCGTGCCTAACACATCATCGACAAAATCAAACAATCCCATTACAATCTCCCTTTAAAATAATTAAAAATCATGGCCTAGTCCCTATAAAAAATAATTTCAAACCCTTACCGGCATCCGTTGAGCCAATCTGGTCAATGTCTATTGTGATTTCACCATCATCGTTTATGTTTTGATTGCTAATCACCGCAGGCACCATAGAGGGCTTTGAAGTCTTAGCGCCATCATCTATAGTTAGTTTTGTGCTTAATATTGAAGATCCGTTAAGGTTTACATCAACAATTAGTGCCGCATCTGTCGGTGCCGTGCTGACTGCCGCCCGTATCTCTGAAAGCTCAAAGGCATATGGGAATCTAAACGTAAGCTTATTTGTACCCGTGGTTAAGTCCGCAGAATCATCAAGGCTGACGTTAAAATATAACTGCGCACCATCTATAAGGTTTACGCGCTCAATAAGCTTTACTATAAATTTAACCCATGGGTCTGATAAAAAGCCCATGCTGGTTAAGAATTTTGTTTTAAATGGGGTTGGGTTTAATTTACTCATCAGCTACCACTCGCCCTGATGTTAATGTCGGCACTGATTAGAGATACCGCTACTGGGTCTGTAATCGTAAACCTAAAAACACGGTCCCGACTCATTCCGAGTCTGCGCCATATCAATCTAGTGTATCTCTGCCCGATTTTACCGAGTGATCCCCATTTTTCATTAGACCATGAGTAACCACCATCGTCGGACCAGTCCAATACGCCTTGTGGGTCATGGCCCTGCAAGCTTATGTCGCCGTCTAATCCGACACCTGTTTTTAAATCAATCTCTAGTGAATCAATAACTAATCTTTTTTGGTTTGCTGACATGTGTGGGAAAACACGCTGCCTTGTAATGATGTCGGTATCGTCTTTATATGTAGTTGATGATAGTGCATAGATTTTACCGTTTTCATAATCACCCACAACATTAGTTGAATAGGCATAGGCGTGAAAGCTGGCTCTGTGCCGCTCAAACTGCCCTTCGTTTGTGAAAACGCGCTCATGCCATAGGTTTGTACTGGTATCATAAACCCAAGTAGTCTCTGCCCCGGCGAAGTTTAAACAATAAAAGTGATGTCCGTTTTGTTGGTATGTGTAAGCCACGGCGCCTGAGATATCACCATAATTATTTATAGCTTCCTCAATGGCGTGCGTACTTATTCTTTGCGGCTGAAATCCTTGGGCTGTGTAAACAATGCCTCGGCCCTTATCATCGTTGCCAATCCAAAATACAGCATTATTCATTTTTTGTATTGTCCATTTGGCTGCGCAGCCATGCTCAATAAAAGCACCCTCGATTCTAGCAAATGGAAAGTCGGCGTTACCGGAGTTATAAAACACCTCGGTTGTGTTCTCGTTAAATAACCATAATTCTCTATGGTCTGAGATTAAGCCCACGATATTATCCGGGTTGCCCTCACTCGTTGCAATATCTAGAGCATTGATTGTTACATCATTAATGCCTGAGATATAAAATTGACCTGAGTCGGGTTTGTTAAATATAAAATAACCATCTTGGTAGGTAACTTGATCGGCACCTAGAAAATCTGGGTCTGTTATTTGTGCAACCGAAGTTATTCCAATTGTGTGTGCATAACCATAAGGGCCATCAACAACCATTAACGTTGTACCATTATCAATCATGCTAATTTGACCAGCCGATGTGTTTAATGTCCCGATTGTTGTAGCAGACCAGCCTGAGTCTATAGAGTATAAAGTATTGCCGCTAACTGCATATAAGACGCCCGTTGATGTTGTATAGACACCGCGTATTGGGCCGTCGCCGAGAGTGACAAGTAAATTCAGCCCAGGCGTTGAGACAAGACTTGCAATCTCGCCATCCTTGCCAAGCCCTGACTCAGTCAATTCAGGGTATAAATTAATACATCGTTGACTGTCGACATCAACCGTATTTAATTTATAACTAGAGCCGATAAACCCCTGAAACTTCATTCGTCAACTCTCCAGTCATAATAAGAGTTGTTAGAAAGCGGAGCATCTGAGGTTAAATAAACCGGTTTAATGTTTGTGCGCTTTATGTCGGCCATTGAGTTTGAGGCCACACTTGCAACCTCCGCTGACACCGACTTGCCGTACTCTGGCGCAAGTCTCATGGCTAAATTATATCGTATTGCTTCGCTATACCCTGGCGGCAGCTCAATAACCGTAGTTAATGAAGCTAATGTCGCCAGCGGCTTTAAGGAGTGTATAACAACCTGCCTTGAGGTGTTTGGTACAGGGTAAAAGTTTAAATTTACAAGTAAATTGTTGTATTCAGGATAGACAGCCGTTGAAATTTCTGAGTCCGTTGATTTTAAAACCACACGCGCCCACTCATCGCTGTTTAATATTTTCATTGGAATTTCATAAGCAGGCGTTTGGGCATTATCCCTAAAGTTCACCGCTGTTATTTGCATAGGCCTTGCCGTATCGAAATCACCGCCCGCGCCCATAGAGTAAACCTGCTGACTGCCAGCAAGACTAAACGTCTCAATGGTTTTATATGGAATCATTAAGTTTTGATTTGACCAGCCGCCTAACATATCTCTTAAAGACGATAAAGCATCTGCTGATTCTTCTGCCGACGGGGATTCGCCCTGAGCCAAAACACCAAGTAATCTTAATGAGCCTCTAATTAAATCACCTGTAGTAGACATTTAGTTACTTCCTTTTTGTGACCTTCTTTTTGAGCTTTGGTAGGTCTTTTAACTCTTCTTTTTTCTCTGCCTTTTTAGTGGCTTGAGCTTTTTTACTAAACTCCTCGGGACTGTCAAAGTAGCCGGGTCCAAGTGCTTTCTCTTGGGATTCATTGTCAACTATTGCGGCGCCCTTTTCAGGATGGTAAAGCCACGTTGGATATTCTCTTTTCATTTAATTTCCCTTTGAAAAGCCGCCCCAAACTAATGAGGCGGCCAATTAAGTTTTTTAGATTAACCGTGTACTCGACATGCAAGTTCAGGGTAAACAGCTTGAAGTCCATAAAGAATATCTAAACGACAAGGCATCTTGTCATTTGCAATATCGTAGTTACGAACCATTCTGATTGATAAACCGCTATCGCTATCAGACATCCTTGCCGCTTTATCAACTCCACCAGGAAGCATCAAGTCAGCACACCCAAGGACAAAAGCATCTCTGTGGTAAACTAAGTTTGAAACTCCGCTTGCAGATGCAGCACCAAGTACTGTGATTGCAGCGTTGTCAGCCGGTGATGCTGTAACAGTTTGGAAAGCTCCGCTTGTTACAATTGCTGGGCTAATTGAAATGGCTTTATCACCACTTGAATCAGAAATGTCGGCCTTAACAACAAATTGTTGTAATACGCCCGTAGACTGACGGTTTTGTGGGTTTACTCCAAATACACCGGCGATTGTGAAAACGTCACCTTCGCTAAGTGCGGAAGATCCACTTGACCAGCCATCTGTGTTTAATGTTGACCCAACTTGCGAAGCACCATCAACTAATGGAGTACCGGCGTAAGCGCCAACTGAGTGAACAGCAACGTTCTCATCATTTGACCAATTCAAACCAGCCGCACGACCCATCAGGCCATCCTCGTATTGCTTTTTGATTTGGTTAGATGATTGAAATAAACCCTTAAGGCTATCTATGATCTCAACCTCAGCATCAGAGTTTAAAACTGCTGATCTAAACTTATCAGGACCGCGACCAGACTTTGTAATCTTAGCGCCAGCCTGTGAGAAAGTTTTAATCGTGGTTGGAGTCGTACCGTAAGCACCAACTGCGTTAGCTACTTTTTTGTATAACTGTAAGCCGTCGAAATCAACTTTGTTTGAAATCGTCGCCATTGCGGGCTCAAGGATGCGCTTTGAAAACTCATCTAAGCTCAAAGTCATATCTTTCATTGTGAAATTCACATCAACACCAAACTGAGTGTCAAGAGCTAATGGAACACTTGACTCTGTGTGGTCTTCTGAACTCATCGCAGCACCAGTTCTACCAAGATAACGAGCCGGTTTACGAATGTTAAGAGTGTCGCCGATTTTAGCGCCCTCTACTGCAAACTTATCGCTGTACTCTTTATTGATACCTCTAGTGAATGCAAGGTTGTTTTTTAAGATCATCAAAGCTTCCTTTGTGATCATGGACATTGTTAAAATTGAATTAGCCATTTTTTATCTCCTGATAAAATTAGTTAGCATCACGTCACTGTTCGTACTCGCGCAGACTCATGTCCTCGGGGTTTTTACCGCCCGTGTTTCCTGAGCCAGCACTAATAGTCTTAAGTGGTGGTGGTGCTTTGGTTGTTTTTTGAATAGGTTTAGTTGTTTGCCCAGGGGACTGAGTGTCTTGAAGTTTTGCCTCAAGCCGCCCAATAGCTACGCCCATTTTTAGTGGTGATAAGCTATTGATTGATTCAAAAAGCTCCTGGTCTTTAAAAAGTTCATAGGCTAATGCCCCACTGTTTTCTGATTCAAGCACTAAGGTCTCCATGGAAACTGTAGGCCTAGCCCAGCTTTGAGCGTCTTCAACGACTTCATCAAAATCAGCGTGTTGTTTTTTAAAGTCAGCAATTCGATTTGTATGAGCCTGTACCTTTGCTTGGTACTCGGTCTGCGCCTCGGATTGTTTGGCTTCCTGCTTCTGTGCTTGGAATCGTTGATCAACTTTCCAGTCGGTCAAGTCATCGATGTAATCCTCATGCGTTTCGTAGTCATCAGGGTTTGGTTTACCGTCGGCACTTTGCTTAATAGGTGTGTCTTGGGCATCGTCAGCATCTTCGGCTTTTGGCCTTTTCAGTGCTTCCTGCTTCCAATATTCAATCTCCTGCTCTTTTGCAGATAATTTACTATTAAGTTTGTCCACTCGGCGTTGAAATCCGCTTTTCTTTTTCGGCTTCTCAACGTCACCTTCACTTTCTTCTGACTCCTTCTCATCGCTTGAGTCACTTTCGTCCTCTGCCCCCTCAGACTCATCGTCTTCTGGGATTTCTTTTGATGCTTCCGAATCATCCTGGGCTTTAAGCTCAGTTTCACTCGCCGAATCGTCCTCGGCTGGCGCGGTTTTTTCTGCAACATCCTCCGCTGGAATGTTCAAACCACCCATGGCCGCTTGAACTTGTTCAGGGGTATCGGTTGTGCTTTCTATGTTTATTGACATGGTTTACTCCTCCATGGAATTACCCGGTGATGGCCCGCCGGTAGGTGGTTGATTCATTTGTTGTGACGCCATGGCTGGGTCTTGCCCGCCAGCGCCGTTTTGATTTAAAAATTGATTTTGTTGTCTTTGGGATTGCTCATAAGAGATTTTCTGAGCTTGATCGAGTTGAGCTATTTCAGAATTAAACTGCGCCATTGATTCACGTGAACCGATATCGGCCTGGGCTTTTAACAAGGCGATTCGCATGTCAGTTTCAGCCTTCAACATTGCAATGCGCTCCTTAGAGTCTGTTTCAAAGGTCTTAGTCTCTAAAGTGTCTTGTGCTTTGTTTAGTTGAGCCGTGAGTTGCTCAATCATTTGATTCATTTGTTGCATTTGTTGTTGAGCTTCAGGAGGTAGCGGTTGTTTTTTACCGTCTTCATCAGCTATGCCTGGTGGCAATGATCGCTTCAATCGCTCGGCTATTTCTTGAGCGCCCGGCCAGTCCATGTTTTTAACCATAAGATCGCCAGCCAACTGTGCTACCTGTGGGTAACTAGACGTTAACGACAACATGGCGTCTAAAGATTCCTGGCGCTTAGTGGCGTAACTAGGTCCGGTATCAACCGCAACATCGTACTTACCTGCGCTTAAATCAATTTGTTTAGCTTCACCTGTTTTTTCTTCTTGAAATACTTGGTTTAGTAAAACAATTTTTTCCTCGTCGTCTTCGCCCAATATTCGTACAGCCCGAGGCGTGTCGTAAACTTTAGGGATTAAATCAAGTAAGATGCGCCCAGCGTGTCTAAGTGATCGGGATAAATTGTCAACATAATGAAAATTGTTTGTTTGAGCCTGATGATTTCGACGTTGAATCGCAATGCCTGAATTTTCGTTAGAGCGTGCGCCCAAGGATGCATCATATATTCCCGTCGTTGCTTTCATGTCCTCACTGGACTGCATTCGGGCATTTGTAATTGCCATAACCGGCGGCTCGTAAGCGTTTCGTTGAGGTGGTCCCACGGGTTGCCCTGCGATGCTGACGTTTTTATATTCAAGATATGCGTGCGTTTTTCTGTTAGCTGACTTCCACTTGGATTCGTGGCCTTCAAACTGCCCTTCAACCCCAATAAAAGGAGCTTTTGGAGCTAATGCTATGGCTTCCGTTTCACATGAGGCCCAGTAGTTATACATTTTTTGTGGGTCTTTTGCGTGGCGTACAATGCCCTCAAGCATTTTCTTGCCGTCAACGTCCACTTCATCACCAATAACGGGAATAATTGGAATGTATTGGCCAGGCCATACGGTTTGCTCTAAGATTTCAACGCCATTAATTTTACACCAATGAATTATTGGAATTTGCGTTTTGCGCTCGTTTATTATTTCAATGTCTAGGGGTAGCTCATCGGGCATGTCAGACTTATTAACAATCTCGCCGGTGCTAAGCTGAATAATCG